CCTCGAGCGTATCCAGAATCTAGAGAACGAGATGAAGGAGAAGGTGGGAGAAGAACGTGCACGGGTTCAAGCACAGATAGATGCACTAGAGAATGGCGAAGATCCATTTGGTATTATATCAGAGTTAGAAGATACAATCAAGGATATTGAAGAAACTATTGAAACTATCTCCGACTTGTTTACGCCATGGTGGGATAAGGGTAAGGTTCGGCAGTTAGAGAAAGAGGCAGAGGACGCATTCACCGAACTGGTACAAGAGTTTCATATCTACATTCCCGTGAAGATGATGGAGATGATATCGAAGATTGTTCCTGTATCGTTTTCCGTTCCGGTGCTAGGATTAACTATTGATGCATTACGCATCATGGAACCAGAATACCAAGAGGAACTTAAACAACAAATTGCTGGTATCACTGAAGAGTATACCACAAAACTAGAAACATTGCAACAAGATTTTGAATCCGGTAAGTTACAAGAGGACGCATATAACTCTGCAATGGATGAGCTGGAAGACCAAAGGTCACAGATCATTGATGCAGTGTATGCACTTGTACCTGAGCAGTATCGTTACTTTGATGGTGAGTTCGGTGTAGAGTGTGCAGAGTGGAAGGCAAAACTTACATGGTCGTACATAAAGAATGAGATCATGGAGTGGTGTACAATGTCGCTCTTCAAACTATTAGATAAATTGATTGGTATGTTCAAGGAGATATGGGATGCATTAGGGTTACCCGATCTACCTATCCCTCTCTCATTTGATATGGCAGCATGGGTACGTGCAGTTATAGATCAGGTCGTCGCAAAGTATCAAGAAGAGATGGACCGTATCACGGGCGATATAGAAAAACTACAGAACTTTGATGTAGAACAGGAAATCGCTGACTTAGAACAGGACGCCAAGGACAAGGCAACAGAGATAGAAGACAAGATCAATAACTTTGATGCACAGAAAGAACTCGAAGATCAACTAGCAAAGTTGCAGGGTGATATTGTATCACAGATTATGGAATTGTCAATACCTTTACCATCACCTTTTGATATCAGTATACAAGATATCATGGGTGGAGAGATCGAAGGTAAGGTGCAGTGCCTCGAAGATAAGATAAACCAGATATGTACTGCGGCTAGAGACTGGAAGATTATCACTATGAAGGAACTGTTCAACATATGGTTGAAGAAGATTAAGAAGTTCCTTGATGCAATTGGTCTAGGTAAACTTCTAGACTTCCTCACTCTCACTTTCTGTGACGTACTTGAGTTGATAGGACTTCCATTAGAGATCCCACTGCCAGGTTTAGACAAATTATCAGCACTAGGAGTGTTGCCTCCTGTCCTTACGGGAGACATACTCGCGTCACATGATAGACCGCAAGTTACTCTTCCCAGCCTCAGTGATGATGATATACCCGACTTTGATAATATGACAGAAGAGGAATATCAGGAATTTCTTGAAGGTCTTGTATAAGAAGGCTTCAGTTTCTGTATAAATAGTAGAAAAAGTATATAACGATGGATAATCGATATGGGTTCGGCAAAAAGAAATTTTTCTATACAGGATGGTAATTTACAGAAGACTCCGATTACGACTTCGGTTACTCGTACCTATTCAGATATAGACTGTACATTCGAAGCATCCCCTACTGGTGGCATCTATAAAAAGACAGATGCCGCGGCGGTATTGCAGTCTGTAAAGAATCTTCTTATGACTAATCATGGAGAACTTCCATACAGACCATATTATGGTGCTAACCTATACGATCTTCTTTTCAGTCTATCTACAGATTTAGAAGTAGAGGACGTTAGTGCTAATATTAGTTATGCCCTAGAGAAGTTCGAACCCAGAGCAAGGATACAAAACATTAGAAGTTTGGTAAATCCAGACGGCAATTCCTTAGATGTGACTATAGTTTTTGAAGTGGTGAATACCCAAAAAGTTGTTACGTTGAATTTAAACATTGCAAGGACCAGATAAATGGCTATACAAAATTCAGAGTTAGACTTCTTTTCGATAAAGTCTCAACTACAAACGTATCTAGAACAGCAAACAGAATTTCAAGATTACGACTTTACCGCAAGTGGTCTATCTAATATACTAGATGTATTGGCACACAACACACATATCAATGGTCTGGTTGCCAACATGGCGATTAACGAATCCTTTCTTGGGTCCGCACAGTTACGATCATCGGTTGTATCACATGCAGAGTCACTAGGTTACATTCCTAAGTCACGTACTGCATCGTCTGCCATTCTATCACTATCAATTGTAGGTCATACTACAGGTCCTGCTTCATTGTCTCTACCTATCGGTACAGAGTTCACCTCTTCTTTGGGTACGTCGGTATATACGTTCACTACTCAAGAGCAATGCACAGCACAGTTCGATAATGGGAACTACGTATTCAAAGACTTCTCTAATGATTCGCGAATAACTGTACGGGAAGGATCTACTAAAACAAAGACATTCCTTGTCGGTGAAGAAGGTGGTGTATATGTACTGCCAGACGACACGCTAGATGTATCTACTGTTAATGTTAAAGTATACGATAACTATCTGTCTAACAGATTCCAGAGATTCTCTGACATCAACAATGTTACTACAGTAAACTCTGACTCTAAAGTATTCATTCTACGAGAGACTGCTAATGGTCAGTACGAGTTATTCTTTAGCGACGGTAATATCTTAGGTACTGCGCCACGCGCTGGTAACCGAATAGAAGTAACTTATATCACGTCCCGTGGTTCAGAAGCAAACGGTGCAGAGGTGTTCAGTACTTCAACTACCGTTGATGGTCAACCTATTCAGGTATCAGTTATCGCTGCAAGTGGTGGCGGTGCAGAGAAAGAAAACGTAGAATCAATCAAACTAAACGCACCTAGGTCATTTGCCGCACAGAACAGATTAGTTACAGCAGACGATTATACTGCATTGATATCAAAAAACTATGGTAACTTCATACGTGATGTCATTGCATGGGGTGGTAATGATAATATACCACGACAATTCGGAAAGGTATTTGTTAGTCTTAATTTCTTAGATGGAGTAGCGCCTTCGGTCGAAGAAGAAGTTAAACAGAATATCAAAGACCAGCTGACATCCAACCTATCTATTATGTCCATCGATACAGAGTTCGTTGAACCAGAGATGACGTTCTTAGAGTTGACTACAGTATTTAATATCGACCCACTAAAGAGTCCTTCCTCTACCGAAGCATTACAGGCTCAAGTCGACGCATTCATTAGAGATTATATGGATAGCGTTTTAGGTACATTTGAATCAGTCTTCCGTCGTTCTAATCTATTAACTCAGGTAGATTCATTGTCTTCTGCGATACTTAACTCTAAGATGTCAGTTAAGGTACAGCAACGAATTGACCTTGATAGTCAGATTAAAGCAATCGAAGAATCAAAGAATGCGCTGGGTAGACCACTACTATCGTACATAGAAAAAGATCACACAATTAAATTCCCATTCTTGCTTGCAGAACCAGACAAGGATGACCATATAATAAACTCTTCAGTGTTTAAATCAGATGGCAAGAACGTTGTAATCAAAAACCTATTGGGTTCAACTCAATTACAACTATTGGACCTTGATGGCGCAGTCATGATTAATAACATTGGCACATACGATCCAGTGAAGGGAACCATACTACTTAATTCAATACGTATTGACAAGGACGGTTATGTAGGAACTGGTATTCGATTATCAGCAGTGCCTGCGAACCAGAGCACAATTAGTCCACTACGTAATTACATCATAACATTAGATGAGAGTGTATCGTCGACTACTGGTTATATAGATGCAGGGGCAACTAGGGTTATACAATAATGTCTAACATATCCAGACAATACAGAAGTGCTCCCAAGTTCTACCAGAGTCAGGTATCTCAGGTATTGCCGGAGTTTTTCGTAGATGAATATCCTAAACTAATTTCGTTTATAGAGAAGTACTACGAGAGCACTGGAGAGGAAGGTAATACTTCTATAACCCAAAAAATTCATAACTTGTTTGATGTGAGAAGTATCTCTAGCACCGAATTAAGTTATTTGGATCAACTGATAGGAGAGATAAGTGACGGACTAGAAACGTCATCATTCTATCAGAGTCCACGGTTGATGGCAAGACTTCTTGTTGACCTTTACCGCGCTAAGGGTACAGGTATCTCAACCGAACAGTTTTTTAAAGCATTTTATGGTGAAGATGTAGAAATAAGTTATCCTAAGAAAAACATCTTCATATTAAATGACAAGCCTGGCGGTTCATTAATTGGACCTCAGTCATTGAGGTATATACAGGACGATAAGAAATACCAGATATTTTCAGTTCTTTTGAAAACAGGTATGTCCTTGAGTGATTATGAAACACTATATACTAAGTTGATACACCCAGCTGGGTTCTACCTTGCTGCCGAAACAGAAACACAATCAGTTGCAAGTGTTGATTTAAAGGCAGGATTAACCGTAGACCCATTAGAAATTCCTAATTATGCTATACTACTTGAAGCAACTGCACTAGGTACACATGTACAACCTACCTATTCTCTACTTACTATGGAAGAGAATGATGCAGTAGATGTTAGAACACAAGCACAAAAGGATGAGGGTTCAGGTATCATTGTAAGTTCTCTAGAGACTTTGGACAGATACGAAAATGTATCTCTGCAACAGTTGGCTGATGATTTCGTAACAGTCGCAGATTGGGCTGGCGTAAGACCACCAACTTTGGATGATGAAGGTTTAGACCTATCTCAAGAATACGAAACCCTAGACGCATCAGACCACACATAACGGAAACCTATAATGTCGAGAAAAATTCTAAATACTGGCGGTTCTGCGAACGACGGAAGTGGTGACACTCTCCGCGAAGCCAGTGAAAAAATAAATCAAAACTTTGAGGAACTATACTCTCAGGTTGATATTGGTGGCGGTGATGGTATCACTCCAGAATTTATCAGCAATCTGGTCGATACCGAAGTTCTGGAAGCCCTTAATGGGGTAGACCCTAGCAAAATTACCGATAATGCTAATGATATTACTAACTTGGATGCACGAGTTTCTAACATCCAAGAAATCATTGACAACACAGACATTGGTGAAAAGGGACCTCAAGGAGACCCAGGCGAACTCGGTCCACAAGGTGGAGTCGGTCTACAGGGGGGAGTTGGTCCACAAGGTGCACAAGGTGAAGTCGGACCACAAGGTACTACGCCAGGCCCAATAGGACCACAAGGTGCAGTCGGACCACAGGGTATAACTGGACTTCAAGGTAACCCAGGCGAAACCGGACCTCAAGGAAATCAAGGTCCGCAGGGTATAACTGGTCTCCAAGGTAATCCTGGCGAGACTGGTCCTCAAGGTGAAACTGGTGCTCAAGGTGAAACTGGTCTTCAGGGTAATCCTGGCGAAACTGGACCTCAAGGAGAGACCGGACCACAAGGTATAATCGGACTTCAGGGTAACCCAGGCGAAACTGGAGCACAGGGTGAACAAGGTCCACAGGGAATCATAGGTCTCCAAGGTAACCCAGGCGAAACTGGACCACAGGGTGAACAAGGTGCTCAAGGTATCATTGGTCTTCAGGGAAATCCTGGCGAGACTGGACCACAAGGGGAGCAAGGTTCTCAGGGTGTTATTGGTCTACAGGGTAATCCTGGCGAGACTGGTCCGCAAGGTGAAGCTGGACCGCAAGGAATAATTGGTTTACAAGGCAACCCAGGCGAAACTGGAGCACAAGGAGAACAGGGTTCTCAGGGTGTTATTGGTCTTCAAGGTAACCCAGGCGAAACTGGTCCTCAAGGAGAGACTGGATCACAGGGTGCTATTGGTCTCCAAGGTAATCCTGGCGAGACTGGACCTCAAGGTATACAAGGTGTTCAGGGTAATGTAGGCCTACAGGGTAATGTAGGTGAAGTCGGACCACAAGGTAATGCAGGGGCAGTTGGACCACAAGGGGTCCAAGGTAATGTTGGTGAATTAGGACCACAAGGTTCTGCTGGCGCACAAGGTGCTGCTGGAATTCAAGGTAATGTAGGTGAAGTCGGTCCTCAAGGTGAACAAGGTTCTCAAGGTTTCCGTGGTCTCCAAGGTAATGCTGGAGAGCAAGGTGCCACTGGTTCTACTGGTGTAACTGGTGCTACTGGTTTGCAAGGCAATGCTGGTGCAGTTGGTGCACAAGGCGCAGATGGTGCTCAAGGTGCTATTGGTATTCAAGGTAATGTCGGTGAATTAGGACCACAAGGTTCTGCTGGCGCACAAGGTGCTGCTGGAATTCAAGGTAATGTTGGAGATAAAGGTGCTACTGGTGCAGTTGGTGCTCAAGGTGCTGCCGGACTTCAGGGTAATGTTGGAGATAAAGGTGCTACTGGTGATGTTGGTGCTCAAGGTGTTGCCGGACTTCAGGGTAACCCAGGCCCATTAGGTGCAACAGGTGTAACAGGTTCTACAGGTTCTACAGGTGCTGCCGGAGCAACTGGAGCGCAGGGTGGTACTGGACTTCAAGGAGATCCAGGCCCTAAAGGTCCAGCAGGTACTACTCCAGGCCCAGTAGGTCCGCAAGGACTTGAAGGAGACCCAGGCCCTCAAGGTCCAGCGGGTACAACTCCAGGCCCAGTGGGTCCACAAGGTAACCCAGGCGATGCCGGTCCTCAAGGAGCAGATGGAGATACTGGACCACAAGGAGCAGACGGTCCACAAGGTGTCGCTGGTCCACAGGGTCAAGTTGGTAATGTTGGTCCTCAAGGTGCGGATGGAGAAAAAGGTGCACAAGGTGAAACTGGTGCTCAAGGTCTTGTAGGACCTCAAGGTGCTGATGGAGATACTGGACCACAAGGAGCAGATGGTGCTCAAGGTCTGGTTGGTGCCCAAGGTGCTGACGGAGAAAAAGGTGCACAAGGTGAAACTGGTGCACAAGGTCTAGTAGGACCTCAAGGTGCTGATGGAGATACTGGACCACAGGGTGAGCAAGGTCAAACTGGTAACAATGGTCCTCAAGGGGAACAGGGTCCAATTGGTAACCAAGGTGTTAAAGGACAAACTGGTGACAATGGTCCACAAGGTGCTGATGGAGAGAAAGGTGCACAGGGTGCTGATGGCGCACAAGGTCTAGTAGGACCTCAAGGCGAACAAGGTAATCAGGGTCCAGTAGGTTTCCAAGGAGCGCAAGGTTTAGTTGGTAATCAGGGTGAACAAGGTTCACAGGGAGCAGTTGGTTTCCAAGGTGCCGTTGGTAACAATGGTCCTCAAGGTGAACAAGGTCCAGTTGGTAACCAAGGTATCAAAGGTCAGACGGGTAATAACGGTCCTCAAGGCGGTCAGGGTCCAGTTGGTAACCAAGGTGTTAAAGGTCAAACTGGTGACAATGGTCCTCAAGGGGAACAGGGTCCAGTTGGTGCTCAAGGTGTCAAGGGTCAAACTGGTAATAATGGACCACAGGGTGCTCAAGGTGAAGTCGGTAACCAAGGTGTTAAAGGACAGACAGGTAATAATGGTCCACAGGGCGCTCAAGGTGAAGTCGGTAACCAAGGTGTTAAAGGACAAACTGGTGACAACGGACCACAGGGTGAACAGGGCCCGGTTGGTAATCAGGGCATCAAAGGACAGACTGGTAACAATGGTCCTCAAGGTGGACAAGGACCCGTTGGTAACCAAGGTATAAAAGGACAAACAGGTAACAATGGTCCTCAAGGTGAACAAGGTCCTGTCGGTAATCAGGGCATTAAAGGTCAGACAGGTAATAACGGACCACAGGGTGGACAAGGTCCTGTCGGCAACCAAGGTATCAAGGGACAGACTGGTAATAATGGACCACAAGG